AATGACGCTTCATCAACTGAATCGTTAATAGCAATGATGTGGTCAGCCATCAGGTTCGCGTCAATCGTGGGTGCGACACCTTCGGACGAATCAACAGCATCATGCTCAACGATCTCAAGCGCTGCAACCCACAAATACCTGCGAAGGTACGTCTGCACTGCGCCAAGGTTTTGCACTTCGTGACAGCCCTTTAAAGCCGCCGTAGACATAGGCGAAGTAATGATGATCTTCTCTTCTGGTGATTCGTTGTTGACGATCTCCATCGTTGCTTCGTTAACTGCAAAACGGATAACTGATGTCAGACCAATTCCGTCAAAAATACCAATGGCTGGAATGATGAAGTCACCCAGCTCAAAGTAGTAGTAGTTAGCAAATTTGTTATGGCCCGACTTCTTGATTTCCATTGCGTGGAACTGCTTACGAGCTGCATTTAGCTTTTGATACACATTCATAATTTACCCTTTGATTGACAAAACAATTAACAACGAAATAACAAAACCTGCACAAAACGTGTAGCCAAGAGTGACCCACTTGTCATGCGGACGCTTGTGCTTTTCAAACCACTGCGAGACTTCCATTTTCCTTTCAGTCTCAACACTGTTTGGGAAAGCCTCGTTCAGTGTACGAGGAAACATCCTAGTTGTTTCATTCATTTTCTAAGATCTCCCTGACAATATCTAACTGAGTTTCATCATCAAGATCTCTGAACTCGATCCAATGATTTTCACTACAGCACGACATTTTTTCTCCTCTACGCTCTACGCAGTAACAGCAGTACTGCACCCGACTCTCGTTCTCCATGATTGCTTGAAGTAATTCTTTCACTATTGACTCCTGTTGATTGATAAATTTGTTTAACGTCAGCATGTTGACTCCTTTCACTGACGAATAAAATGTAAACGATAAACACCGTTTGAACAAAATAAAATTTACTACTGTTGTTTAAATACAAATAGAAAAAATCAATCGTGAAATTCTGCGTTTCTCACTTACATTGTGTCTATGCAACACCTATTCAAACCCAAGTGCTTCCCAGATGTAAAGACCTTCAGAGAGTGGGTCGCCCTAGCTATGGTAGCCAAGGAGGTAGTCAGTCCATGTGATGACTGCACCGCTAGTTACGAAAGCAAAATGAGGGAAGTGGAGTTGTGTCAAAAGTTTCGTATCGTTAATGATTTAACTATCGGATCCCGTGCAAAAGTATTAACCAAAGGAATTTTTCAATGAACCTGAAACACCATCACAAAAGCTTACTCAACAGACTTACATACAGTCCAAGAAACCACAAGAGCTTTACGCATGGAGATGTCAACAGCCAGTTCTCTATTCATTACGAGCGCTACTTGCGAGAGATGGAGCAGCATGGCCTAGTTATCAGCCTTGAAGCACAAGGCGACACTGTGTGGCATATAACCAACACTGGTCGTTCAGCAATTGAGGGTGAGACTTTTAAGTCAGCCAAAGATCGTATTTGCGCTGGCACATCAATTGGTGCTTACACAGGACAAGAGTTGACTAGAACTTGTTTGCGTCCAGGCGCTTACGACTACATGGACTGCAAGTCTTTGATTGGTGGCAATATGGTTGACTTTCGTGGAGCATTGGCATGAGTTATCCAGAAATCGAAATGAAGGTTATTCAGTGGTCAGAAGCTCGTAAGATTATTCCTAACAGCACACCACTTGCCCAAACTAAAAAAGCCTTTGAAGAGCTGCAAGAGCTGCAAGACGCTTTGGTATGGAATGACAAGAAAGCAGCCATTGATGGCATTGGTGACACGGTTGTGTGCCTGATTAACGTCTGTGCCTTGCTGGATGTGAATCTGACTGACTGCCTTAAAGAAGCATACGAGCAGATTAAGGACCGCAAAGGTTCTATGAATGACGAAGGTATTTTTGTAAAGCTATAATGTTTTGAAACACGGCTAGGTTGGGAGTTGCTACCCAACTGAAAAGAGTACCTCCCTCCTGCCGCTTGTTTCTTTCTGGAGGTTTGCGAGGATGCTTAATGCACTATTACAAGTTCAACATTGCCGACTATCGGAAAGATACAGGTCACCTGTCAACTATTGAGCATGGCATTTATCGCCAGCTTATTGATTGGTATTACCTTGACGAACAGCCTATCCCACTAGAAACCCAAGTGGTTACCAGACGGTTACGTTTGGGTTCTGATGATTTAATTTTTGTCCAAAATGTACTAGCAGATTTCTTCCAAAAGACTGCAAAAGGGTATGTTCACAAACGTATTGAATTTGAGATCAAAGAATATCATCAACAAGCAGACAAAAATAAGGAGAATGGTAAGCGTGGTGGTAGGCCAAAGAAAACCCAGTCGGTTATTTCTGGGTTGCCAGATGAAAGCCAAAATAACCCTAACCATAAACCACTAACCATAAACCATAAACCAATAAAGAGCGCAACTGACGTTGCTGTTTGTTTACCAGATTGGATGCCATTGGAAACTTGGGAAGCATTCTTGGCTATGCGAAAGAAAATTAAGAAGCCAGTGACAGACTTTGCAATCAAGCTTTTGGTTGGCAAGCTTACAAAGTTTAGGGAAAGCGGTCAGGACGTTCAGAAGGTGTTGGAGAAGTCAATCACTGCTGGGTGGCAGGATGTTTTTGAAATACAAGAGAAGCAGCAGTTCAACAAGTTTGATGTAGCGCATGTCACTACACCGCCACCGCCAAACCAAGATGCTGCTTTGCGGAAGATTGAGGAAGACCTGAAAAACGCTAAACCACCTTCGCTAGAAGTGTTGGCAAAGATGGCGGCACTTCGCAGGGAGATTTCTCATGGATAAAGGAATGGCACACGCATTGTTAAACCAAGCCAAGCTAGGCATGGGCATAACGCTAGAACAGATCAACGAAGCATTATTGAAAACAGGAGACTTAGATGTATTCCGCCATACGGAACAGCCTAATCGAACACTATGCACAGATGGCTTTGAATCCTGCGACCATCGACCAAGCACGGCTGAGAACCAAAGAGCTGCAAGAGTGCGGCTCGAAACTGTGGGACGGTATTGGGTTGCAAATCAAGATGCGTATTGATGAACTAAAGGAAATTAAATGATGTATCTTGGTATAGACCCAGGCTATTCAGGGGCTTGGGGAATGATTGACCACAATGGCAAGTACCAATCTTGTGGAGACATGCTGCATAACGAGAAGCACATCTTGTCCCGCTTGGTCCATGCTGAGATTAGCCAAGCTCTTGAGCAACAAGACCTAGAAGTCATCATCGAGATGGTGCATTCGATGCCAGGTCAAGGTGTCAGCTCCAGCTTCAAGTTCGGAATGGCCTTTGGAGCCGCTATAGCGATCACAGAGCGCTTTAATTGCGTCTGGCATATGGTTACGCCCCAGAAGTGGAAAAAGGCGCTACAGCTAGATTCTGACAAACAGAAGTCTTTAGACCTTGCCAGACAACTTTGGCCCAACGCCCCGCTGTCCCGCAAAAAAGATAACGGTAGGGCCGAGGCGTTGCTGCTGGCGGAATATTTACGCAGAGAGCAACTAGACATTTGATATATGGGCTACAATTTCAACCATGAACAAACGTGGTGGAAAAAGAGAAGGTGCAGGGCGTAAGAAGATCGGTGGTAAATCACGGGTTATTCGAGCTAGGGTTGCCGAGGTTACCGAACAGGCTTTGATGCTTGCAGGTAATGGCAACCTATCTGAAGGGATCAGGCGCTTGGCAGACAAGCACTGGCGGTTAATACATGGCTCATTAAAGGTGGATCAAGATGCAGGAAATAGACCCAAACAAAGCGATTCAATTTCTAATCGACACAGCGCCGAAGTACGCACAAGCCAAAGCCCACCGAGTGTTCTTGGAGGAAGCGAGAAAGTCGAAGAAGGCCAGTCTGATGAACTCAGCGCCAACGGAAGTGTTGGGCAAGCAGGAGACATTTGCTTACAGCCATGACGAGTACATGGAGCTGTTGCAAGGTCTAAGGGTAGCGGTAGAAGAAGAAGAGAAATATCGGTGGCTGATGATTGCAGCCCAAGCACGTATTGAGGTGTGGAAGACAAACCAGTACAACACGAGAGCAGAGCTAAAAGCTTTGAACTGAAGGAGTTGATATGAATAGGAAATTAATCGAAGCATTGTCTGAACTTGATTACGATGAATCGCCAGAAGAGGCGCAGCGTGTCATTGATGTACTAGACGCAACCCGTAAAGCCTGGCTTAACATGACCCAAGCTGACTACGACAAGCTTGTCTGGATGGACGAGCGCCATGCCATTGAGCGTGTCAACTACGAGATGAACGGGGTGGACGAATGACGCTGCCGTTTGACATCTGCCGTTGTGAGGGTTGGCGAGATAATGATACCAAGCTGGTAACACCTTGCAGCACTTGCCGTAGAGTGCTTGAGCAACAACCAAGTGGTGAAAGAACGCCTTGGTTTGTGTCTGCGCCACCTTTAGACAATGACAAATGTGAATACGTTATACCTGTACATTGAATGCCCCGAACGGGACATAAACCACACAATTGCAGGGATAAACGCAAAAATGACCTGATCGGGACATAAACCCTGCAACCACAAGGATTGAAATGAAGCGAGAACTTCTCATTGGCTGCGGCTCAAACTGGTTAAAGCGACTATCTGCTGACGGTACAAGCGAGTTTGATAACTTAGTCACGCTGGACTACAACTCAGACCACAAGCCAAACATTGTGTGGGATTTGACAAGCCCAACTGTCCTACCTCCAGAGATGGACGACAACACATTTGACGAGATCCATGCTTATGAGGTGTTAGAGCATGTGGGTAGCCAAGGTGACTACAAGCTGTTCTTTAACCAGTTCAGCGAGTTCTGGCGGGTACTAAAACCTAACGGACACTTCATGGCGACATTCCCTTCAAGGAATAGTGAATGGGCCTATGGTGACCCAAGCCACACCAGAATCATGCAGCCAGAGCAGTTCTTTTTCCTTTGTCAACCAAGCTATGAGCAGGTAGGTAGAACCCCTATGTCTGACTTCAGGAACATCTACAAAGCTGACTTCGACATTGTTTATCAGGCTGACGACAACCAGACGGTCCATATGATTATCAAGGCCATCAAGCCATCGAGAATTAATGCAAAGTAAAAACAAAAAAGCGCCGACTCAGGACGAGAAAGCGCACATTGTCAGAATAAAAGAGATGAACTGTATCATTTGTGATACACCTGGACCCAGCGAATGCCACGAGATCAACCAAGGCCAGTGGTTTACATCTATGCCACTGTGTGCAGACTGCCATAGGGGTAGCCAGAACGGGATTCACGGACAGAAGCGCATGTGGAACATCAAGAAGATGGACGAGCTGGCTGGGCTAAACGAGACAATACGAATTATTTTGGCGGGGGGCGTCTAAATATTTGGCATTTGGAAATTGCAAAAAAGTTTCACTTTCCAAAAATCTGGTTAATTCGACTTTCAAAATCCGAATCGACGTTTTCCTGAAAAACCACCCATTTGTTGTTTTCTTGCAACGGTTAGTGAGTACTCGCTAACTTAGTAAGTAAGTGGGCACTCACTAACACCAAGAGAATCAGTGCAGCGTGAGACATGCCAGCTATAGCCCTAAAACCGATTAAAACGGCTTTTAAGGCAAAATTCTAGCTAGTCAATGCCAACATATAGGCAACTATTAAAACGTCTTAAAACGGCTTTTAAATGCTTTACTCTCTCCCTTTGAAAATGTAGACGCGCACGGCAGTGCTTGGCAGTGATAGCCATTTTTTAGGCATGCTCACCCAGTAGCGCACGGCATGCGCTAGCAGTTAAGCACGGGAAAAAGAAAAGCCCCAAGTAGGGGCCGTCTCTTAGCTTCTAGCTAGCCATTCCCAAGAAATACCAGCTGGCATGTAGTTGCCGCTATCTAGCAGCTCTTTTATAAGCGCGTCTCTCTCTTCCATAAAACGGCACGTATAAACAAACGTATGTTTTTTCTTAGTGTTAAATGCTTGGATCCGATACATATAAACCCTTTAAATAGACTTAATTTTTATTACTTTAGACATTTTTAGGCCGTGCGCTGGGTATGCTATCAACGGCACGTCTTTAGACCAACATGCACGGCAGCCGCTGCACTTCCCGTCATTCTCATAAGCGCGGCACAATTTCATTTTTTCCGTGGCATGCTCTGCCGTGGGCACAATAACGCTGCCGTGTAACCCGTCTATGTAAGTGCCGTCTACGCTATCGCTAGAAAAGCGCACAGACACGTTATCAAGCGCTGCCATTTTTTGGAAAACGTTTTTGTACTTAGGGAATTTATGCATTCGCGTGGGTAGCCAGTGCTTAACCCATGGCGTGAGCTTCATTACTTCGTAGACTTTTTCCGCTAGTGCCAGCGAATAAAGGTCTCCGCTATCTAGCCAGCGAAAATATCTATCGCTATCTAGCATTTTCACCATATCGGAAACCCAGTCTAAGCGCTGCCAGTCTTCCCGATTAGATAGACGTGGGGCTTTTACATTAGGAAACCGATAATTTCCCGTAGTTGCATAGCAGCCGCTACATGCGTCTACTAAAGTGCCGTCTCCATTAAGTGAGCCAGGGCACGTGTCAAGCGCTTGAAGACTCCAAGAGCGAATGCCGTCAAGCTTGGAGGTTTTAGAGATTTTGATCATATTTAAGCCTATTAAAAAAGAATGAAAAATTAAGAAAGTGCCAACTCTACGCCTAGAAGGTTTCCCAAGATAGCGTTATAGATATCGCGCTTTGAATGGTAATAGGCCGCATGCTTTTCCCCTTCCTTGAAGTTCCTCCATTGATTTTGTGCATAGTTGGCTTCTAGATCTGCCACTAATGAATGGTCTCTGTAATAGTTTTTAAAGCCTTCTAGATCATAGTGAGCGATAAAGCCGCTGCAAAGATAGAGAAAGTCATAGCCGCGCTTATTAAGCTTTTCTATGTTTCCGCATGCTGCCAGCACGTTTTTAATGATTAGCGCTTGAGTTTTCGTGTCAATGGTTTCCATGTTTAGCCCCTTATTTTTCATTCGTTACACGTGCAAAATGAGCGCGTGTGTCTTCCATAAAATCAACTACTTGATTAAGGGTGAAATGTTCCACCACTTCCCAAGGTGTAATTAGTTCGTGTGTCCACTCTTCTGAGTCTCCGTCACCCAGCATTAAGTCAATAACTTCGCTGTAAGTTAAGTTATCGGGATAATCTGTAAGCCATTGATTGAGTGCAAATTGTTCAGATAGTTTCATTTTTAGCCCCTTATTTAGTTAAAACGTCAAAATATGCCAGCATGCATGCCAGCATGGAGAGAAAGAATACAGAGAAAAGAAAGAAATTTAATGCTTTTTTCATAGTTACACCTATTAGCGAGCAGAGACACGGATAGCGGAAAACGCTGCACCTTGTGACGTGTGAGCAGTGATTAGCTGGCGGGAAGGGGAAAAGTGATTAGCGATAGACTGCCAGTCTATAGACGTGCGGCCTTCTGAAAGAATGACGGCAGCTTTATACAAACGGCCTTCTATGCGTGGCATGCCAGCGGCTTCAATAGCGGCCTTTAAAGTCTTTTCAATAGCTTGGAGATCTGCTATTTGCGCACGGATATAGCCTAATTGATCAACGGCAGAGCTTGGATCAATAGCGGGAGAGACGGAAGGAAGAGTTGCATTCATGATATTTACACCTATTAAAAGTTCCTAGGTCTGCTAGGTCAGTATGTCTGAAGACATGGAAAGAATGTAGCATCACTTCGCCGATTGTCTAATGATACTTTTCTATAGCGTTTGACGTGCCGATAGTCTTTGATTATGTAGCTACAAATAAGAAAGAAAAAGAGAAAGACTTGGGGCGTGGGTATGCTCTTCATGTAGGGATAGATAGAAGACACGTAGAAGGGGATAACCTAGGCTGCTAGCCGTGTATAGCCTAGGATAACCCAGCTAGTACGGATAGACTAGAAAGACATGTAAGAGACAATAGACACTCTCAAGCGCACCGATACGCTGGCAGTCTATGCGTGCATGAGACAATCTACATAAGGGCTGGCATTGATATAGCCATAATGCATATAAGAGCCGTGCTGTGTCTAATTGATACTTGTGGTGTTATGTAAACCTCCGCAGTAAGCACTCACTAACATCAGCCTAGTCAGTGGGCGCTCACTAACGTAGGGTTAACCCCCCTTCGGTATAAAGCAGGGGGCGGCGGGTACGGGGTGTATCACACACATGGATTTATAGTTCCCAAAAAAAATTTACACCACCTCAAAAAATACTTTTGAAACTGTAGTCATATAATCAACGAACACTAGAAGGAGCAAGCATGGCTGGTTTTCCAATGCGTAGGGCGTTAGAGAAGAAGATAGATGAGCTAGGGGGGATTGAGTTTGTCTCGTCCCATATAGCTGAGGGAATGACTATTGGTCGCCTGGCAGAGTTCATAGAGTGTTCTAGACCTATGTTGAGCTTCTGGATAAACCAGACTGAAGATAGGAAGAATGCTGTCTTGTCGGCAAGGAAGCTAAAGGCTGAGAAGCTGGCAGAAGATGCTTTAGACATTGCTGACTATGCTGATGGCGCTTCCTCCTCTGCTGTGAATAAAGCAAGGTTGCAGGTGGATACAAGAAAGTGGATGGCCTCTAAGCTCGACCCTGAGAACTTTGGAGAGAAGTCTATGGAGCTGAACATCTCTGTTGGGGATCTGCATCTACAAGCGCTGAAACACATGGGTAAAGCTATTGAAGTAGTAGAGTCAATAGAGAATAACTAATGAACAACCCGTTTATTGAGTTCATTACTAAGTACAGGACAGACCCCGTAGCTTTTGTGAGAGAAGTTTTGGGGACTGAGCCTGATGACTGGCAGGTAGATTTTTTAAACGCTGTTGCACAGGGCAATAGGAAGATCTCGATCAGGTCAGGCCACGGCGTAGGGAAATCGACT